TAGATAGAGCCGCTTGTGAAGCAGCCATTGCTTTAGAAGTTGCCGCATTTAAAGAAGATGTTGTTGATGAGCCTGTTGCGCTAGATGACATTCCGCTTGAATAGTGGCCCGCATCCCAGCTTGATGCTTGAAGAAGCTTTAAGAAATCATCCTTAGAAGCGCCTCCTGAGCGAAGAGCCTTAACAATACTTGTATAACCACGACCAGAAGCATCTGCCCCAGTTAATGTTCCTACTGTTGCTGCTAAGCCCTGTTGCCAAGACGTATAGGCCTGAACTCCAGATCCTGGTTTGCCAGTGTTGTAGTTGTTAGAGCCAGCCATTTGGTATGAGGTATTAAGCGGATTGTATCGAGCGGTATTATTCCAGTTTCCACCTTCCATACCTTCCCACATAGTTATGTTAGCAATGTTTTGCGGAGTTGTTGGGGCGCCAAGGGCGCCAAGCAACATAGATGCAAAACCGCCTGCTGTTACTGAACCACCATTTGCTCTACCAATAACATGGTTAGGAATAATAGTTCCATTAGTTTTAGGTACAAATAGCTCAGGTCCTTTTTCACCAACAATGTAAGGGACGGCTCCTCCAACAGGGCCGCCTTCGGCTTTACCGCTTAAACCTAAGAACCCTAAGACACTATTAATAATTTTGCTTCCGGTGCCCCCACCTAAAGCTGAAACTCCTGTGTAAGCGCCATTAGTAGCACCAAGCGCAGAAGCTAAAGCCCCTAAAGAAGCTGCTGCGTTATTAGCAAGCGCTCCTAGCTCTTGTGAGCCCGCAAATCCCCCGGCTGTAGCTGAGGCTGTCTTTGTTAGTAAGTTTGTTTGCGCAGCAACATTTCTTCCTATAGCGTTGATAGTAGCTGTAGAAGCGCCCAATCCTTGAAGAGTAGATTTAGAGATGTTTCCTATAGGAGTCTTTCCTCCAGTTTGCGCTTTAGCAAGAAATCCTACGTAAACAGATTGCATTGCTACCGGGTCGCCGTTTAATAATGAGCTTAGGCTTTCATAAAAATATCTGCCTGGCATATAAGACTCTTTAATTTGGTCTGCTGTAAGCATAGGCATACCAGGCTTATTAAAGTAAGCCCATAGTTGGTCAATTACTTGACTAATACCTAAAATATCACCATTGGCTTGCCGGATATTAATGCCCATGGCACGAGCCATGTTTACTGTTGTTGGTGCGTTAAAGGTCGCTGCTACATTGGCTGCTCCTTGCTCTCCAAGACCCGGCATAAGGTTAGAGAGCGTGGTAATTCCAGAAAGAACACCTCCCTGGCCTGTAAAGTTTCTTGCACCACCTAAACCACTGTTTTGTGCAGCCATGATTGCATTAATAGCATCCATGTTATTAAGGGCTGTGCCTTGAGAAGCAAGCTGGCGTTGAAGCGCGTTAATCTGGTCAGTGCGCCCCTGTAAAGAGCCGCCAAAACCAGCAACCCCATAAAAAGCGGCACGGTTAGTTAAAAGGTCTTGCTGAACAGCCGTTGGAACACCGGGCATAGCATTTTGCAATAAATTCATGCCGTACATTCCGGCACCAACGGCTCTTGTAGCAAAAGAGCCATTATCGGCTACTCTATTGTCACCAGTATTTGCTTCCCCGTCACCGCCGCCTGCTCCTTTAGCTGCTGGGGCGCCACTTTCGGCAGTTTTATTTCCGGATCCAACTCCACCAGTAATGCTTGCCGCACTCTTTGCAATGTTGTTGACGCTTTTTTCTACGCGTTGAAGCTTAGGGATAATTTGGTTTTCAAGGACATTTGCAAGGTCGAGAAGGCTGTTTTTGATGTTGGTAAACGAGCTGCCGTTTAAACCAAAGAATGATTTAATATCCATCAGACCTTCCTACCTCTCTGTGCTCTTTCAATCCAGTTAAGCCGTTCTCTTGCAGATAATTCTCTTATATCTGCTAATGTCCAACCAGTAAAGGTGCGGGTTAGCACCTCATACTGGTCTAACAAATTCTCATAATCTTGCTCGTTATAAGCGAAACAAATCTACAAGACTAAGTGGGAGTGACATAGACTCACCACATGCCTTACAGACCTTGCTCACCTCCCCAAGGCGTGGGCCTGGGGTACGAGCCATAATTTCATCAACAATCTGAGCCCGAACTGCAATGCCAAGATTAAGAACTGTGCTTGCTCCCAGAGACGGTTCTCCATTTACGGACTGAACGCATCCTGATAGCAAGATAGTACTTAGCTCTGCAGAGGTTTTATCAGAGTTTTCCATCAAACGCTTTTGAGTAATTCCTGTAGGTAGAGCTACCGTTACTACTCCATTTTTAGTTTTAATGTGCCATGCTCGATCAGCAATTGGGTCTTCCAACTTACTCATTGGAATGTCATCTTTTAGATCAATAGATACATCTTGTTTTGCATTACAGCTTGGACAAAAGACTGTGGTGTTTAAAGTTCTACCAAAGGTAATTCTTCGAATGCCAATTAAAATAGCGTCTCTGTCACCTGATAGTAGAAGGTCTAGATCGTCTGTTGTAGCCGGTCTAGAACCAATTTTTACTAGTCCGCGTTGTAGAAGGGTGTTAAGCGCTTTACCAGTATTGGATGCTTTAGCAATTGCCTCTTCATCCATACCGTTAAGCTCACGTACTTCTACGGTTGTTACAAGTGTTCCTCCATCAATAAATCCGCCCGGTAGTTCTACTTCAGGTCCTGGAGGAGCCTTAGTCTCAATAGTTTGAGCTGGCTCCTCCATTGCCTGTTGAGCAAATTTATTTACGAGTTCTGCATCGGTTATTACTTTTGACACGAATTGTGCTCCTTAGTTCCTATTAGTAGTTAGCTAGTGGTGTTACTGTGCCTTTACCATCTGTAAATACGTTTCCAGCAGGTGTCAAGAAGCCTACTGATAGACCTTCGTGAACAAGCTGCATTGACTCAAACAAGATTGCTCCGTTTGTAGCATCTAGATCTGTGTAGCTGAGGTTGGTGATCCAGGCATTGTGCAAACGAAACACCATCTGAGCAACATCTTCACTGCCAGCATTGTCATCTGTTGTTGGGTGCTGAGTAACCTTGATATCAATGTTTAGACGGAAGCCCTTAGCTGTAGCAGCAACGCCATTTAGACCAGTACCTGCAGCAGCAGAGAAGAGGCCACGCATCCATGTAATTGCCTGGTCATTTCCATAGATAACTCCACGAGTAAATGTAACAGGTGTGAAAGTTGTTAGTCCAGGCATCTGGTGAACAGTGGTGTTGTATCCACCTTCACGATATTGGATGCTTTGAACGTTAGTCTGTAGGCCGCTAATGTTGGTAAATCCACCAGACCAACCAGATGAATATCCAGTCGGTGTTGTAGATGTGCCCGTAGTAGCTGTGCCGCTAGCATCAGCAATACGTGTATCAAAAACAGAATCAGTTCCTGTGGTTGATACTGGTGTAAAGTTGACACGGAACCGGAACGAGCGTAGCGGATCAGTGGCGATACTTGAGTTGAACGTGCTTAGATTAGCCATGGTCTATCTCCTTACGCGATTGTTACGGTGGTGCCACCGTTGTATTGGCCAATATTAATAACTACAAACTCAGCTGGGCGCTGCAAAGCAACACCAACCTGAATATTTACATACCCGTTGTCAATAGATGACTGTGGGTTATTTGTGCTATCACACTTGACAAAGTATGCGGCAGTTGGAGTTGTTCCAGAAAGACCGCCTTGTGCCCAGAATGATGTCAAGAATGAAGAACAAGCAGCGTTTAGTCGAGTCCATAGACGTGAGTCATTTGGCTCAAAAATTGCAAAACGTGTTAGGTCAATCAAGCTCTTCTCAATGTAGATAAGGCTACGACGTACTGGTACGTACTTGTCTACATATCCTGGCTTTAGAGTGCGAGCGCCAAATACTACGATTCCAGATCCTGGGATGTAGCGAATAGCGTTAACAGGTGCGGCCGCTGAGTTAAGAGAATCAAGATCAGCATTGCTTAGAGCTGGTACTGATACAACTGCAGCAAGGCGTGATTGGAGACCCGCTGGGGCCTTAAACACTCCGCGGCTTGCGTCAGTTAGCGCGTAAAGACCAGCAACAGCTGCTCCAGCACCAAGGGTCTTAGTTGCTCCTGAAGGTGCTCCTACAGAAACTGTTGGGTCAGCAATTGTTACCTGTGGGTAATAAACGGCTGCCTGTGAAGTCGCTGTGTAGGTAGCTGCCAAAGTCAACTGATTAGCTGCTGTGTCATTGATGCCATCAATAACAACAAAACCATCTGTACGAGTTGAGGCTGCGTATGAGATAGCCGCGTTAACAGTTGTAGCGTCTGTGTATCCTGGGATATTGATAACCAAAGACTGGGTAATAGTGTCAAATGGGCTTGGGCTACCAAACGCATAAGAAACAATTGTTGAACCTGTTACAGCTGATCCATCTGAACCAGTGCTGAGTGACTGATTAGATACAAGAGCTGGGTTATTAGCTGGCGCAGTTGTAGTTGAAGCAAGGTCAGTAGCTGTCAAATATGTTGAGTTATTGTTGATAACAGTAACTGCATAACGGCTATCTGCAGAATTCATTGTTACATCTGTCCACTGTTCAACAATGTATCCAGCAGTGTTTCCACCAAGGTATACAATAATATTGAAGTAGCCTGTAACAGTTGAGGCTGTGATAGATACATTTAGTGTGTTACCCCATGAACCAACGTTCTTTGCGTTTAGGCGAAGTGTTGGCTGAGGAGTTCCGGCAGTATCATTGAATGAACGTGTAGCAGCGGCTGCGGTAGCGCCTGGAACACGAAGGATATAAGCCTGATTTCCACCATTAGCAAAGTACATATAGGCACCAAGTGGAAGCGCGTTAGATGCGTTAGTATTCCAAGAACCAAATAGGTTTACATATTGGCTCCAAGAAGTTACTAGTGTAGGTGTAGTTGGACCGCGGTCAGCAGCACCAATAAGAGCAGCAACTGTGTTAGAAGATGCCCCAGCTACTGGCTGGATTGGGTTCAACGTCTCTTGGACGTATACCCCGGGGCGTGCGTAGGTTGTCATTAGAGTGTCTCCTTGTTAGTTAAGAATTCGTTACAGATGGTGGGACAGGTGTTAGACCAGACGGGATATACGAAGTAGTGTTGTTAATTTGTACAGTAGATACAAGCTTGATGGCCACAGCGTTAGCTGCATCTGGGGTCATCTGACTTACCACTCGTACCGTGTACACATTTCTTAAAAGACGGCGGTTTCCGGTTTCACCGTCAACAGTATCTCTCTTTACAAATCCATCAACAAACATAGATCTAATGCTGTAGTCAGACCCAGATGGGTTTGCTACTTTTAGATAGCCGTATTTTGATGGAAACTTAGTCATTAGCTGATAGATGATTGATCTATCATGGCGGGGATGGCGGGCAAAAGAAGTTACTTGATAAACAAGGTCATAAGCCACTGGAATCTTATTTGTATAGGCGTAGTTTGGATCAGCTGTTACCGTACCCAAGTTATCTGTGTCTGTAATAAACCCGTATGTTTGGCGCTCATTAGCCGGCATGATGTCAATCAAATCAATAGTAATATAAGGAAATGTTTGGTCTCTGACTTCAACGTCAGGGAAGCCGTACCAGACTTTAACTGGGCGGGTAGCGTTTTTATCATCAGATACTGTGATTCCGCTAAGGTGCCCTTTAAGAGCTGAGTCTTCAGCAAGTACAAATGGGTAGGTGGTTGTCACATTATCCCCATCTCTGGAAAGAGGTTATTGATTGTCTTCTCAGCAAGGACGTTTGCAATAACTCCCTCTGAGCGAGAGATAAATGGGCGGATAGCAGCGTTAGGCATTTGCCCAGGGCTGCCGTACTCTAGATCTTCTACCTCTGTAGTGAGCTCTTCTGGGTAGTGAACAAATAGATTAAAGTCTCTATCGCACTCAACGCTGATGCTATCTACAAGGTGCTTAGGCCACTGTGAAGTTGAGGCCAAAAGACGTAGCTGATCTGTAAGGGGAGGCAAAAGCTCATCTACCGCTTTACGAGAGATTGAGTCAATACTATTTGCGCTTATTAGCACGCTGAATCACCTTATATCCGATGTAAGCTGCACTTACGACATCTGC